TGCTTTAATGCTTTTAGTATCAATATCTCAAATAGATATAGCTATTAGTAAAGTAGTTTATAATGAATTAGCATCTATTTATACTATTCGTGCATTAATTAATAAAAAACATTTAAAAAATCAGAATATAGTGAAGACGCGGCATTATTAAACTCAGATGAAGTAGTTTAAAAATTGAAATTTAATTTAATTAAATATTTAATTAAATAACTATAATTAAAATGAATATTATTCCTTTTGAATTTAAAAAACCAAGTCATTATGATAATGTATGTTTTACACTTAATTGTAAATGTAATAAAATGCATCCTAATAAACAGTGTAAACATGAATTAATGGGTAATTGTATTAATCCATATTGCACTTTTTTACATCATAAACCACGTGACACTAATCAACTTTTAGAAAATTATAATAAATCATTAGAATTAAAATCATCTCTAATGTCTACAACTCCTGTATATACTCCTTTTATTAATCCAATGTATAAATACCCGTTTTTTGTTAATAACTCTTTATTATATCAATATCCAGATATAAATAATAATACTAAACAAAAAAAACAAAAAAAATATACTAAAAAATCAAAAAATTCTAAAAAATCAAAAAGAACAAAAAAACATAAACAATCCAAAAAATCAAAATATTATGATAGTGATAGTAGTTATAGTAGTTATAGTAGTGATAGTAGTTATAGTAGTTATAGTAGTTATAGTAGTTATAGTAGTGATAGTAGTGATAGTAGTGTTAAAAGTAAAAGTGACAAAAGGCCAAAAAAAAGTTTAACAAAAAAAACTGTTAATAAATATGATTATGATAGTGTTAAATCATCTATAAAATTAAAACGATCTTTAAAAGATAGTGAAATAGAAGAAGGTGAAATAAGAGAAACAAAAAAATTTAAAACTGATTTGGAATATACAAATGATAACTTAGAATTTACAAGTGATGAAGAATTAGAATGTCCATTTTTAGGTATTGAAGGAAAGAAGAAAAAAGGGAAAAATGAAGAATTAGAATGTAGTTTTTTAGAACATGAAGGGGAAAACACAAATAAAACAGATTATGATGCGTATTTAAATGAACAAGAAAAAACAATATATATAAGTCATATGACATGTGATTTTGATAAAATCAAATGTTATAATAATTTTCATAATATAATATGCCCAAGAAAAGAAAAATGTTATAATTATTATAGTGAAGGAAATTGTAAATATTTTCAAGATTGTAAAAATGGAGAATCATGTAAATATTTAAAAAATAAAACATGTAAATTTTATCATTTAAAAATAAAAGAAGAAAAAGAAGAGTTTAAATATATGATAGACAGGAATCCAAACTCAAGATTAATAACAATAGTAAGTAATCGTGGAATAAGCGAGATAAAAACAAGAGGACGTTATTTTAATAGTTTAAGTTAATTTAACAAATAAATTTATTTTATTTTTATTAATAATATTATTTAATTTATTAATAGCTTTATTAGTTCTTTTAGAACCAATAAGTTTTTTACCATTTTTAATAATATATTTTAATTGTGTTTTAGCATTAAGAACTAAATTAATTTTACTAATTTTTTTCCATAAATTAATTTTTAAAACACGGTCTTTTTTTTGAACATTAAATTTAGTAGATTCAATAGTATTTAAACCACAATCAATAATAGATTTATTAGTTAATTTTTCAAGGAAACTATTAATATCATATAATTTTTTAATAATAATATTTTTATTATCAATATTTTTAACTATTTTATAATAATTAAAAATAATATGATATTCCATTATATTTTCAATACTAATATCAAATCCAGGAATAATATTTAAAAAATCATATTCTTTAACATTAATAAAAAATGGTCTAACTTCAGAATTATAATTAAAAATTTTGTTTTCAATATCAGTATAATTATAATTATCTAATTCATAAGAATTATTAGTTTTTTCAACAAATAATCGTAATTCAGTAGAATATTGTGGATGATATAATTGTAAATATATTTTACCTTTTAAATATATAGTATGATTAGCAATAAAATGAGGATTAGAAATATAATTAATAGTTTTATCTAATTTAAGATCAGTAATATTTTTTGGTATAAAACTATTAGGTTCATTATATGGTAATCTAAATTTTAATAACATAAAATCAGCTTTTAATAGAGTACCCCATCTAGCTTGATTAATCATATCATTCATTACTTGTTCATCTTTAGTAGTAACTCTAATATCAGAAATAAATAAAATTTTTTTATTATTAGAATTTTTAATAACATGAGGAATAGTAGTATCTAAAAAAAACTGATTAAATATTTTAACTTTATTATATTTTTTAATTAATGGATTAAAAGGATTAGGATCATATAACAACCACTCTAAATCAGGAAATAATTTAAATAAAATGGGTAAATGTGTACCATCAGCGGAACCAATATAAACAACAATATAATTATTATAAGAATTAATTTTATTAAAAATATTAGTAAAAAATTGTATTTCAGATAATAATAATTTTCTTTGACCCCAATGACATATAGGAGGCATATCTTTAGCATCACCATTAAACTTAGAACTATTAGTTAAATCATCAATAAGAACAGGATAATTATGTGAAATACTTTTAATAGCAACTTTATGATATCCACCAGATTGAATATTATTATATTTAATAAAGTTTAAATATTCTTTAGTATTAAAAATAATATTATTATATTTTTTAATCATAAATTTAAAAAACTTATTTTTTTTATTAACAAATTTATCAATAATAACATTATAATTAGTATCATCTAATAATAATAATAAATTTTTTTCTAACTGATTATCAATATTATTAATAAAAGTATTATATACAATTAAAGAAGGGATATTAATAACAGTAAAATAAACATTTAAATCATTAATATTATGTAAAATGAAATTATTAAATAAAATATTATGTAAATAATAATAATTATTAATTTTATTTGGTAATAAAGTATAATAAATTAATGTACCATTTTTATCTAAATAATATTTAGATAAAATTAAAGCTAAAATAATACTTTCAAAATAATAATTATGATATCCAAAGTCAATAATAATAGTATTATAAATATTATTATTACAAATTTGTTTAATAGTATCTAAAGTGGTTAAATTACATTTAATACCTAAAAAATATATATTTATAAAATTATATTTTTCTTTTAATAAAATATAACTATTAATTTCATAATTATTAATTACTAAAAAAGTAATATCAATATTTTTAAATATAGTACATATTTTATCAATAAAAGAAATATTATGTGCAATAATTAAAAATTTATTTAACTTAATTAATGGTATACATATAGTTGAAAAAATTCCAGGTATTGTTATAAAGTTTGTCATATTTTTATATTCTTCACCTAATAATAATATTTTATTTGATTGATAAAATATAAATTGATATATTTTAGAATTTATATTAAATATTGTACTACTAGGAATATCTTTATTATTTGATACTAATTTATTAAATTTACTAATTTTATTTAATAAATTATTTTTTTTAATATTACCCCCATCTTGTTTAATTAATTGTTTATAAATATCTTCAAATGATATTTCTAATATATTTTCAGGATCTATAATTATTCGTTCATCTTCTTTTTTATTAAATAAAATACTTAATGAATAAAATCTTCTATCATCTAATGTTTTTAAACATGTATCAGAAATACAAAAATTACTTTTATAATTTTTTCTAACTTCTTCATCCATTTTATTATGTTTTAATAAAAATCTTTGTTTTTTTGAATCATCAAAATCATTATCCCATCTAAAATGGCATTCTAATAATATATATTCATCATTAATATCAATATAATTAGTAAAATTATCATTTAATTGATAAATATTTTTAGATAATTTAGTATTAATTTCTTCCAATGATTTATTAGAAATAAGAACATGTAATCCATTATCATCAGTATGTGGTAATAAATTATTAGATTTAAGTAAATTAAAAGTGTCAGAATGTAACCATGCTTCAAAACATTTACTAGTAGATTTTAAAGTGTGAGTATTAATATTATTAACTTCATTATATTGAGAATTACATATTTGATTAATAGAATTATGATTAGAACCTTTTTTAACTAATAAAAATAAATTAATTTTATTATGAACATAAATACAATTAATTTGTCTAATTTCACTAGATAATATTTTAGTTAATTCACCAACATCACCCCAAGCGATTTTATTACATCTAAAATTAACAATAATATATTCATATGGTTTATAACTAGTTTCTAATTGTTTAAAAACAAACATAACATAATATTGTTCTTTAGATCTATGTGGTAAACTACCACTAAAAGAAAATGAATGTTTACAATCTTCAGGTATACCCTCCGGGATTTGTTCTTCAGTTAATACATATCTAATTAAAAAAAAACCCATATATAACATTTTACTAGTATCACTTAATAAATCAAAAATATGTTCAAAAAATAATTCATTAGGATTATATTTTAATATTAATCTAATAGGAAATAACCATTTACTTGTTTCATGTTCAGGATTTAAAAAACAACTAATAGTAGTTTTATTAATAATCATATTCCATGAAAAATATCCTAATTTAATATCACTTATCCAAGGATTAATAATTGCTTTACTATTTAATTTATATTTATGTGTTTCATCATTTGTACTTAGTATAAACTGTTTTTCACCATCTAAAATTAATGTATCTTCTAATAATATTTTAGTTTTCATACTTTCTCTTTTTGATTCTTCAATATCTTCTTCATCTATTTGTGGTGGATTATTATGAAAATTATTACATGTTCTTTTATTTTGTTTTTCTAAATCTTTTACTTGATTTTTATTTAATTTATCTTTATTTAAAGATAATATAGTATTACTTAAATTAGAATATTTATTAATATACATTTTAGAAATATCATCACTATATCCTCGTTTTTTCATTCTACGTAGTAAATTTAATTTTAACCAATCAATAGATTCTTGTTTAGAATCAACTAAATATGTTTCATTAATAAATTGTTGAATAACTAGTAAATCTGTATCATTACAATTAGAAGAACTTTTAAAGTCAAATGAAATAATATCTTTATAATAAATATCATCAAATTTATATGAAGATAAATGAGACATAATAAAACTACCAATACCATTTTTTAAATTATAAATATAATTAATTTCTTTATTAACAAGCCTAGGATTTTGTGAAATAGAAATAAATTTACTTCTTTTAGGAAATTGAAATGTATCATTAAAAAAAGAATATAAACCAAAAAATTTTTGATATTCAGTTTCCATATAATATAATATATATATTATTTATATGTTTAATAATAAATAAAATAATATATATAATTATTATAATAGTAATATATGTCTAGAAACGTTTTTTTTGATGATAATACATTATCAACATCTAGTATTACACCTATTATTCAAACTAATATTGTAGCATCAAATATATCTCAAGATAATAATATTTCTGTATCATCAACATCACTAGATAATATAAAAAGAATTAATATTTCTGATGCTCAACCATATCCAATAGGTATAAAATTAAAAAACTATAGTAATTCTAATACATGGGGTATTAAAACTAATGAAAATAAATTATATTTTTATGATGAAGATAATATTGATTTATTACCAAATTTAGTTATAAACTCTGAATTAAAAACATTAGGTATAAATATATTAACTAGTGATGATATATTATCAACTTTACATTTAAAGTCCTTAAATAATAATATACCATCATTATTTATTGATGAAATAACAAAACCCGCAAATATCAAATTATCAAGTAATTTAAATGCATGGGAAATAGGTTATGATTCATTAGATAATATTTTTTATATTGATAAATATAATAATGAAAGAAAAATATTTAATATTAATGATACCGGTAATATAAGTATAAATGTACAAAAAAATTTAAATAGTTATAATAAATTAAATATCGGTGGTAATGCTATTATTGGTTCTTCATATGCTGGTAAATATTTTTCTCCTTCTAATGGCCTATTAATTGAAGGTTCTGTAGGTATTAATACAACTACACCACAAAATAAATTAGATATTAATGGTAGTGTTGCTATTGGTTTTCCTTATGCAGGAATATCAGAAGCACCATCAAATGGTTTATTAATTGGTGGAAATTTAAATGTAAAAGAACTATTTTATATAGATACTAATAATATTTTACTTTCTAATAAACTAAATAACGTATTTTATAATAATGTTTCTATTTTATCTAAATTATATGTATCTGGTACAAGTTTTTTTAATAATACTATGCATATATCAGGTAGAACCACTATTAATAGTAATCTTAATATTTTAGGAAATTTAGAAGTTAGAGGTATAACAACTATTGTTGATACTATTATTGATAATAATGTTATTTCTTCTTCTCAAATTAATATTATTAATAGAACTTTTAATGATGCAGTTAATATTAATCAATTAGGATTAGGAAATTTATTAGTTGTTAAAAAAAATACTAATGATAAATTTGTTATTAATAGTGAAGGTGATACTGTAATTTTTGGCAGTTTAACATTATTAAGTAACTTAAATATCTCTGGTTTTATTACTTTTGGTAATGACTCAACTTTTTTTAGTAAAATTAATGTATCAGGTGTTAGTACTTTTAATGATGTTGTAACATTAATGAACCGTTTAAATGTATCTGGTTTAACAACTTTTAATGATGCAGGGACTTTTATGAATAGGCTAAATATATCCGGTTTAACTGTATTTAATAATAAAGTAACTATATTTAATACTTTAAATATAAGTGGTAAATCTCAATTTGATAATTATGTAACAATATTAAGTAATTTAAATATAAGTGGAAAATCTCAATTTGATAATTATGTTACAATATTAAGTAACTTAAATATAAGTGGTAAATCTCAATTTGATAATTATGTAACAATATTAAGTAATTTAAATATAAGTGGTAAATCTCAATTTGATAATTATGTAACAATATTAAGTAATTTAAAT